ATGGTGCAGCAATAGTAGATTTAAAAAGAAATGGATTAGTAGCCCCAAATAAACAATTTAGGTTTGTTGAAGATGACGGACAAGATAAATTAGCCGGAGCATATGTAATGGCACCTACTCCAGGATTATACAAATGGATATATGATTTAGATTTAACTTCATTATATCCTAGTATAATAATGAGCCTTAATATTTCACCAGAAACAAAAGTAGGCGTTATTGCCAATTGGAAACAAGAATCATTATTAAGTAAAGAACCGGTTAGTGTAAAAATTAATGGACAACCAATTGATGATGTAAAACAATGGTTAGTTGATAATAAATTTACAGTAGCAAGTAATGGGGTTGTATATGATACTAGGAGTATAGGATTTTTACCTAGAATATTAAAAAAGTGGTTTGTCGAGCGTGTTGAGTTTAAAACTGAAAGAGATAAACATAAAGTAGGATCTGAAAAATATAAATTTTATGATGCAGAGCAATTAGCACAAAAAACACTGCTTAATAAATTTTATGGTGTATTAGGATTAAAAACATGTAGGTTTCATGACTTAGATAACGCTGGAGCAATTACAGCCACCGGCCAGAGCGTAATTAAGTTTTCTGCAAAGGTTATTAATGCTTATTATAAAAAAGAAACAGGAAAAAACAATTTTAGAAATGCAACAGGTAAAAGAGTAGATTTTTCATTCTATACAGACACAGATTCAACATTTGTTTCTAGCTTACCACTCATAGAAAAACGATATCCTGGTTTTGATGAAAATAATGAACAATTCATGATTGAGAAAACAAATGAAATTGCATCAGAGATACAAAACCACGTAAATGAAATGTATGACCAATATGCATTATATTTTCATAATACAAAAGAACACAGATTTCAGATTAAACAAGAATATGTAGCAAAGTCAGGTTTATGGATTGCAAAAAAGAGATATGCTCAATGGGTAATATTTAAAGAAGGAAAGCCTACTAATAAGATTGATATAAAAGGGTTAGATGTAGTTAGATCATCATTCCCGGTTGATTTTAAAGAAATAATGGAAGCGACACTTTGGTATATATTAAAAGAAAGATCAAAATTGGATACTACTGATATGATAATGGAATTTAAAGATAAAATACAAGATTCTGATATTTTAAATGTAATGAACAATACGGGAGTAAAAGAGATTAGTAAATACACTAAAAAAAGGAAACCATTTGCTGGTTATTTAAAAGGAACTCCAATACATGTTAAATCTTCGATTAATTATAATGATATGTTACATCATTTGGGTATTGCTAAAAAATTCGAAGCTGTTAATGATGGTGATAAAATTAAATGGGCATATCTTAAAACAAATGCAATGGGGTTTGATACTATTGCACTAAGAGGTTATGAAGACCCAAGGCAATTAACAGAATTTGTTGAAAGGTATATCGATAGAAATAAAATATTTGATAGTGCATTGAGAGGCAAAATAGATGATTTTTATTAAGCAATGAATTGGGACAACTTACCAGAAAATAATAATGTAAATAAGTTCTTTTCATTTGGATAATACAAATAAATTTATTATAATATATAAAAAAATATGTACGGAAAAAATCAATGGATAGGTAAAGAAGTCGAAGGGCGATATTCAGATATGATGACTTATTTTGTCAGAGATCTAGGATTTGGTATTGATGTAGAAGATCTTAATAAATATCCTCATTATTATTTTACTATTGAATATATGAAAAAAATCTATCCTTCTCTTCTAGACACTACTGATGAAATAAATCAAATTCGTCATGTTCTTGATAAAACTAACTGTGTAGTTACAATAGAAGCAAATGATACTACATTAAAACAATTACCACCTGATCTATTCAATAGATGTCATATTATTTATAGAATACATGATGAAAATGTACAAAAATTAAAACAAACAGATACATTGAGTATAGATGCCGGATGGTATAGAGTTCACCAAATAACTAAATGTAACATGATGGAAATTAAGCCAGATAATTATAAGTTTGATTATGAGTAAAATTAGATGCCAATATTGCAATAAAAAAACAGATATGCCTGAAATGTATTATTCGATGACCCCTATTAATGAAAAAATAGAGAAACGTATAAATGAACTAGGAAGAGACAAATGGTTTGAAGATGTTGACTGGGATAACCCAACAGATGAATTAGATCAAATAGCTTTATATGATCAGTTATTAAATACAATAGATAAAGCAGTTGTATGTAAAAAATGTCTAGATAAAGACAGTAAGCTATGGCAAAAGTATTATCCACAACAATGTGAAGAAATATGAAATATTCAGTAGTAGTAACATTTAATATAGAAGGATTTCACAATTGGCCAGAAGCAAAGGAAATATTTCCAGAAGTAGGATTTTTGTCTGATAGACACAGACATCAATTTGGTTTTAGATGTTATGCAAAAGTAAGCCACACAGATAGAGATGAAGAATTTATTTTAATGCAAAGAAGATTAAAAAAGCAACTAAGAACAAATTTTGGTGGTAATATATTAGAATTTGGAAGAATGAGTTGTGAGGATATTGGAGAATGGATGTTAGAAAATAATGAAAATTTATATAAAGTAGAAGTTTGGGAAGATTGGGAAAACGGAGCAATAATAGAAAGATGAAAAAAGTATTTTATTTTGGATTAGAGCCTTTAAAGGCAAGATATACATATCAGTTATCTAAAGAATGGATGCCAGCAACATTTGCACCATATTCAGATAAACTAGAATTTATTGATGTAGAAGGAGAATGGAACTCTGACGAACAAATTAAAGTAGGAGCTGTATTAGACGCAGTAGGAAGAGGTAAATTTGCTATGAGTCAATGTAGCACTTTTCTGGATATGTTAAATCATGATTGCATAAATAATGGAGATGTTATATTTCTTCAAGATTATTGGCATCCAGGAATTGAATCTATATTATATGCATTAGACCTATATGGTATAGAGGTAGAAATATATGCAATGCTTCACGCACAAAGTGTAGATGAATATGATTTTACATATCCAATGAGAAATTGGATGCGAGGATTTGAATTAGGTTTAGATAAGAGAATGACAGGGATATTTGTAGGGAGTACAATTCATAAAGACCAATTAAGACAGGCAGGATTTGAAGCACCAATACATGTTGTTTCGCTACCATTACATTTAGAGTTGGCTCAAGCTAAATATCCAGGGTATGATAAATATAAACGAAAAAAGCAAAATATTGTTTATTCTAGTAGATTAGATAAAGAAAAGAATCCATTTTTTATGATGGAAGTAGCAGAAAAATATTTAAATGAATTTAATGGGGCAGAGTGGCACGTAACAACATCTGGCAAAGAATTTAAGTCAATGTTGCCTGGTGTAATAGATGCACTATATGAATTAGCAGATAGACAACCAAGATTTAAATTGTTAAATAATCTAACAAAACAAGAATATTATAAAGAATTAGCAGAAGCAAAAATACAATTCAATTGTGCATTGCAAGATTATGTATCATGGACAGTATTAGAATCAACTACATTTGGGTGTGATATTGTATTTCCAAATTTTAGGTCATTTCCGGAATTTATACCACCAAATAGATTATATACTGCATTCAATGTCAATTCGGCAGTAATTAGATTACATGAAGTAATGCAACAAAGCCAACCAAATTATAATATTGCACATCTAGCAGATTTGGGCAGACAAATGGAGGGATATATAGTAGCAAATGGAATTGAACAAGAAATTAATATTTGGCATGAAGCTGAATATTGTAAACATTTATTAAATAAAAAAGAGGAATAAAAAAATGAAAATTGACAAAAACGGTATTGAAGAAATACGAAATACAATTGAAACACCACTATCTGCATTAGCAGAACAATTGAGTGACAAAGGAGTATTAGATCATCAACTAGCAGAGATTGTAACATTTCTGCTTGGGAACTTGCAAAAGTTGGGTGATGAACCATGGGAGATAGTAGATTAATATGGATAAGAATTTTATATATTATCCATCACTATCTGCCGGCAGTATGGTGTCTGCATTTAAGAAGAATACAAAATTTGAAGATGGAACTACTTGTAGATTCTTCTCAAAAGAGTATCCAGAAAAATGGAGACATCCATATTTCTTAATTACAGCAGGACACCATTATAAGAAAATGGATTTCCGAGATCAGTTAGGATTAGACGATGGTGTATTAGTATTTGGCGATTCGGGAGGATTCCAAATAGCAACCGGTGCATTAAAGTGGGACAAGACAATTCGTCAAAGAATATTTGAATGGCTAGAACACAATTCAGATGTTGCGGCTAATTTGGATATTCCACCCAGGGCTATGTATGAAAACCGATTTGCTGAATCTATGGATATTAGTTTTGACAACTTTAAATATTTTGAATCCAAACAATCAGGCAAGACAGATTTTTTAAATGTTATACAAGGTACATATAATGAAGAATATTCAGAATGGTATCATAAATTTAAAGATTTTGCATTTAATGGCTGGTGTATAGGCGGACCTAAAAAATTAGTAGATTTTATGTACGTAATTGCATTAATGTTAAAAGAACGAGAATTTGAAAAAGAACATGTAAAGTATATACATTTATTAGGCATTTCAAAAATATCAGATTTCTTTATATTAGCAACATTACAAAAATTGATGAATGAGTTAACTGACGATAGAATATTATTTTCCACAGATTCATCATCTCCAGGACAATATCCTGTATTTGGAACATATTTACATTCTAGCATTTATAAAACACAAACATTCACAGAATTATATTTTCCAAAAAATAATGAATATAGAAGAAAATCACACGCAAAAAGGACGAATAAAACGGTGGCTATTGATATTACAAAACACGTGCCTTGTTCTTTGGATTGTCCTGCTTGTAAAGATTTTA